GGAGCCGGCTTCCGAGTCCGCGCCGTGGCCCACCGCGAGGTAATGCACCAGGACAAAATCCACCCCCTGGTGGTAGTGCGGAAGCGTCCGGTCACCAGTGCGCTGCACGTTGCCGAAGCAACGCCCGGAGAGTTGGACGTCTCGGGCTTCGCGCAGGTCGAGCGCGTGGGCGAGGTATTCCCGGGCGGCCAGGCAGGCCACCCGCTCGAACATCAGGATCGCCTCGCGCTCGGGATGCGCATCGGCTTCGTCGAACAGGTTGTAGTGAGAAGTAGCGTAGAAGCCCTTGTCCTTCATGAAGGCGTGAAAGTCGGGGGCACGCTTGGCTAGGTCGCCACGCTCGGCATCCTTGCGTTTGAGCACCTCGATCAGCGCCTCGCGCATCGGTTCCGGAAGATCGATCTGCTGCTGTGCGACCGGCGTGGCCCACATCTGGGCGATGACCATGGGCTGGATCACGGCGTCACCTCGAAGTGCAGATCGATGAGCCCGGTGTAGCTGTAGAAGCCGGCCTTGACCCGGAAATGCTCGCCGTCCGACAGTCCCAGCGCGCCGACACGTAACTGCGCCAGGCCTGACGTACACCCCACACGCTGCTGGGGCAGATAGCCACCAGTGGCCTCGAGATGCAGGGTGGTGTCCTGGTTGATGCGTTGGCCCGAGCTGTCGACCATCTCCAGACCAACGGTTACCCATCCATCCGGGGCGATCGGAATGACGCCGGTCTGTCCGTCGGCACGACGCAGCGTCGGCAGTGCTGCCGCCATATCGCCGAGGTACTCAAAGTCGGCATACGGTTGCCACGACTCTGCGTTTGAGTAGAAACCCAGACCCTGGTTGAACTTGAGGGTCATCGAGCACTCTGTGAACGGCACCGAGGCGAAGGGTTGGTAAACGAACAAGCATGCCGGCGCACCGATTTGTCGCGCGGCTCGCAAGGGATGCATTTTGGTGGAATGCTCATAGGCGAGCGCATTGAATCCCGGGCGAGCGTAGCCGTCGTAGTCGACACCGATTACCCAGACAGCGGCGTCCTTGCGCTCGACGGAACCGATTGCCGGGTCGTCTAGATCAATCATCGAGTAGCTGCGGGTGCGAAAGAAGCGTCCAGCGAGCCGATCAGAAAGAGCGCTGCCCTCGACATAAGGCGTCTCAAGACGCATACAGGGAAGATGCCGAAAGTAGATGCCTGAAACTTCAGGCGGAAACGACTTGGGAGCGACAAACTCCTCAAGGTTGAGCGAGCGCTCGACCCGGGTGTCCATCGTGGTTGGGCTCTCAGGGTTAAAGAGCGCATACGTCGATTCAGGAATTTCCTGGTAAGTCTTCAGGCAAACCCTGCGCTGCGCGATCAACGCTTCAACGAATACGGGTGTGGAGAGGCTTGGCACGGTGTGGCGAAACATGGGTATGGTCTCCGTTAGCAATTGCAGTTGCAGTTGCAATTGCAGTTGCAGTTCGTGACGCAGTTGAAAGAGCCGCAGTTGCAGTTGCGGTAATTGCGGTGGTACTCGCCACCGCCTATTTCATCTGCAGCCAGGTAGTACCCGTCGTAGTTAAAGCCAACCGAGACCGGGTTGTAGGCGTATGTCGTTCCACCGGCTCCGTCATACGAGCTGCTGTTGTGCCAGGCGGACTGTCCGATGAGCGTGTACCAGGTCCACCAATTTCCGTTCGGTGGTGTCCAGTAGGGGTTGCCTTGGCAATTGCCGTTGGGTACGTATCCGTTGCAGTTGCTCGCGAGGTCGTCGTAGTACTGATTGCTACGATTCATCTCGCCCAGGTCCTGGCCATCGGACATCTTGTAACCGGTGTCCCTTGCGTTATCAGCAGGCCGAGATGAGCGAATGGTCGCGCTGCCGGACATCACGAGATTGCCCGTCATCGTGTCGCCGGTCTTAGCGACCCTGCTGGACAGGTCGATGTTGACCGTCGCGTTCCCAGCGGCATCAGGCCCGGCACCGTTGACTGACCTCACAAAGGCTGTGGAGTCATAGCCATCGAGCTTGTCGGCGTCGGCTGCCTTGGCGGTGATGCCGAGGTAGGCTGCGTTGTGGTTGTGCGTGCTGGAGGCAAATGCGCTCGCATGTTGCCCATCGAGCAGGTCGGCATCCAGGCCAGTACCTGCACCATCCACAGTCAGCAGCTTCGCCAGGACATCAGCCGCCGTGTAGCTCGCGGCATTGAGCTTGGCGGCGAATTGCGTATCGATGCCGCTTGCCAAATCCATGATGAAGCGCCAGTTATCTGGGTTGGTCCCGATCAACTGGTAGAGCTTCAACTGGTCCGTGCGGTAGCACAGCATCCCAATCTGAAGGTTGGTCGTCGGGAAGGTGGTGCCGCTGTTGCACGAAATGGCCGTCTTGTCGTTGTTCAGGATCTCGATCAGAGAATCGGACAGCGTTCTGGACGACGGTATGTCGGTGAAGTTTTGCATCTAGTACCCCTGTGCAATCCAGGTGAAGGAGCCGGTCACGCGCGTGCCGGAACTGTTTTCGAGGACAGCAGTAAAGCCTGCCGTGGTGACTGCACCGAGCAGCCGAGGGATCGCCACAGTTGTGCCGCCCTTATGAGTCATGGTCACCTCTGGTGGCACACGGAAGCTGCGCGTGAAATTGATCACCGCGCCCGTTGCCGCATCTGTGATCTGTGCGGTGCCGCGATCGAAGATGTCGGGCACATCCACGGTGACGCGCAGACCATCGATGTAGCCGCGGTCGGAATTGCGCGAATTCAGGATTGCCCGGAATAGCGCGCGACGGTAGGTGTAGTCGCCTTGGATGAAATCTCGGAAGTCGGTGTACCCGGGCGGGTGACCGGCCTCGACGATGGCAGCAAAGTCCTGCTCGGTGATCTCGGTGCTGCCAACGATCATGTCGCTGATCACGCCGTTGGCATGCCTGCGGTACTGCTCGGCAAGCGCCAAGGCCTCCTGCGCGGTCAGTCGGATTGCTTTACGCAGCGCATCCGATACCGCAAAGCCCTCGGACAGATTGCGGCGGTAGGCTACCGTTCGACCCAGTGCCTCGCCCAGGGCGACAGCCTCGACCACTCGCTTGACCGTCTGCCGTGCAGCCTTGTCAGACGTACCGAAGGCCTCTGAGAAAGGCTTCCGGAGCTGCTTGACTCCCAAGTCGCTCACGCCCAGGCCTTCGCTGATTCGCAGGATGAATGCGATCAGATCGGTATAGGTCTCGGCAAACGCGACAGCCTCTGAGATGCGCTTGGTCATCTGCCGATCCAAGTCGTCACCTAGCCCGAAGGCTTCGAATGCGTTCTTGGTTACCCCCCGTTGAGGCGTCTCCGACATCGGCAGGCTTTCGGCCAGGCGCTTCGTAGTGCTTTGGCGAAGCAAGTCACCCCAGGCCAAGTTTTCCGCAGCGCTTTTTGTCAGCACTCGGGTCAGGTATTCAGAGGTCTGGAACGCCTCCCGAATCTCTTTGCGACTGGCTTTTCCGACCCCCTCCGTGAAAGCCATCGTCTCTACCCATCGAAGCACGTATGCGATCAGGTCCGAATAGGTTTCCCCAAACCCGACTGCTTCGGATTCCCGCAGCGTCAACTGCTTGGCCATACCCTCGGCAAATGCCAAAGATTCGCTGGAGCGCTTGGTCCACTGCCTGCCGGTGGCCTCAACTAAGGCCAGCGTCACAGCAACAGCGACGTTGTAGACAGCCGGATAGGCTGTGGTCCAGTTTTTCCCGGCGCTGGCGCTCGACCATGTAAAGCCAGCCGATGCCCAGGTGTACCTCGCGCCCTGGGTCCCGCTGACCGTCACCGTATCGGGCATCTCGATCAGCTCATCGTAAAGGTGAAGACCGCGGTCAGGCTGTCATCTGCGCCCTTGTTGACCACTGGAAACACCACCCGATCGAGCATGATGCCCCCGGTCGCTGCGTTGAATACCCCGGCTTCGGTCAGAGCGCCGGTGCTGTCGCCCGCCAAGAAGTCCGCGCTGAAGGTGAAGGTCTTGGTGCCTGCCGTGTGCGCGTAGGTCGCAGCATTTCGGTCAATTTCGGTCACCAGCGCCGACTGGGTGGCAGCCGCCGCGGTCGTGCCGGTGCCTAGCGCAATAAAGCCCATTACGGCGGGTCGGCTGGCGGCTTTGCCAATGGCGTCAGCAATGAAGTCAAAGCCAACGTTGACGATGATGTTGTCTTTGTGGACCGTCTCGACCTCACCGCTTGCACGGCGAAGGATCAGGGTCATAGCACCGTGAAGCTGCATGGATTCGTCGATCATGAAAAGTCCTCGTGAAATGGAAAAAGAAATGGCGCTGTCTCTTTCGAGAGCAGCGCCACGGTTGGGAATGGGTTGAAAAGCTGAGGGCTAGTACAGACGCAGGCTGGTAAAGGCTCCGATTGGCGTAAGCGCCAAACTGGCTGACTCCACATCACCCCCCATCCGACCGACAAAGAGCCGTCGCTCGGTGGCGGTCTGGCATACGCCGATGCAAACGCGGTCCGTAACCGAGACCGCAAAAGGCACGCTCACTCGCCTGGACAGTTGGTCTTCAAGAAAGAACGCACCCGTCGTGGCGTCATAGCCCACCAGGAGTGATCCTGCGGGGCCAAGAGCCGCCCAGATCACGCAGGTTGTGACCTCTGACGGTATGAACCAAAAGGAGGTGTGAAACACCGATGGGATGCTCACCGTCCAAGCCACGCGGGTGGTGTCCCGGACCATGAGACCGTCGCCATATCGGCCGGCGGCATAGGCGACGCCTGCTGCCTGGCTGGAGACTGGACTGCCAAATCCACCATCAAGGCCTGCGGTAGAACCGTTCAGACGCCATCCGTAGACCTCGCCGGCTTGCAGTGCGTCTTCCCTGGCGATTTGAAACCGCGCATCCACGTTGGCAATCGCGCCGTCATAGGCCCACTGGCGCCTAGCAGCATCGCTGCTCCAGGGGAAATTCGCCTCCAGCCATGTGGTCCGGTCGTCAACCGAGGCCCCAAGGCTATTGAGCAGCGTGTTCTGGGCTCGGATCGGTGAAACAAGGTCCACCTCAAAGAGGTACTCAGCCGTCTGGGCACCGGTGCTCATACGCAGGGCGTTTCGACCGTTGACCGAGACGACAGAAGCGAAGTGCTTGGTGCCGGGAAATCCTAGCGCCTGCTCATCGCGTGCCAGGATCAAATTGGCGTTCTGCGGCTGGGCAACCACCGTCGACACAAAGGTCGGCGTGTCGCTGTAGATGCCAGGGGACGCAATCGCCTTGATCCAAAACTTGCGCTCTCCGTCAAACCCTGAGGGCAGCGTGTAGCTGGTGGACTTGACCTCAGCCACAAAGAGCGAGGCATCCCAGGCCGCACCCTCACGAAGCTCATACCCGACAACTTCAGGCTCTGGGTTAGGCTGCCACCGAAATTCCAGCCGGTTGGCCGACTGCAGCACATCGAACTGACGCACGGTCGAGGGCGCTTGCAGGCTCAGCACAAAGGTTGTGACGTGGGCGCTGTAATTGCCAGAAGTGTCGTAGGCCCGGATGTGATACGGGTAGAGGCCTGCCGCGCTTTGGTCGTGGACCATCTGCGTGCCCGCGGTCTTGGCCACCAACTGGCCGTTATCCCAGCCAGCACCCACGCGGACTTCGTAGCCAGCAAGGTCTGCATCTTGTAGTTCATCCCAAGAAATCAGCAGATCGGAGACCCGGCGCTGGACTAAGAAGCCCGTGACATCGGAAGGCGGCAGGGTTTTACCCAGAACTGTTGCGCTCAGGGTCGCAGGAACACTCTCCTTGCGCGTGATCCCGATCGCACGCAGGCTGAATTCATACGCGCCTTCTTGCGCATCCCGGATTTCGACGTAGTTGGCACTGGTGAGCGGAAGGCTCACGAAGTTGCCGCCTGCCACCCGGTAGGACAGTCGGTAAGCGACTGCGGTCTGCACCTCGTTCCAGGACACCTGAACCAGCACCTGCGCCTGGTCTTTGACCCGGTACAGGCTCTCCTGCATGGAGAGCCCAGTCGGTGCCGGTGGCATATCCGACAGGACGGTGATCGAGCGGGGCTGCAATGCCAGCCCCTTTTCAATCGCATCGAACTTGCTCGGGTTGTGAGCGAGTGCGGTGACTTCGTGAACCCCCGGGTCCCGCTCGGCGACCGTAACTACCCGAAAGAGTTGCGGTTCGATGATGATTGATGAAAGCACCCAAATGGCGCCAGCCTGCGGCACCGCACTGAATGGGATCGTCACCGTCAGGGCTCGACCCGAAATCGGACCTACCAGCCGCTCCTCAACCACCCCAGTAGGCAGAATGACCGATAGCCGCCATGGGAGATCCGCTGGCAGGTCCTGATCCAAAGTGACCGTGCTGGCAGTTGCCGCAGCGATTCTGCCCCCAAGGCGCATGCCCCCTCGAACCGAATCTGCGATCTTGATGACGTCGCCTGGGCGCACCACCGCACCCTCCAGGCCCGTGCGGAAGGTGACGATCTCGGATTCCGACTGCTCGGAATACAAGAGCCACTTACCCACGCGGTGAGCCTGGCCCCTTGAGGTGCACCCCAGGGCCACCACCTCGCTTTGCACGATGCCGTAGCGGGCGATGCCGGCGGCGTCCTCGACGTACTCCACCTTCTGACGGTAGAAGTCTTCGGGGTCGTTCCAAGTGACCAAGGCCACCGTGTGCCGCGCCTTCGCCGATGACCCCTGGTAGGCAAATTCGCCATCCACGACATTGCTAGGGGCGAACTGGTAGACCGGATCAGCGGGTGCATCCTGCGTGACCGTGATCGCGCCCCCCGACCAGTACACCATGCCCCGAAAGATCGAGGCCATGTCCTGCACGACCTTGTAGGCCTGCTCCCGCGTCTGGAGGTACAGGTTGCAGGTAAAGCGCGGCTCAAAACCGCCCAGCCCGTTGGGAACCAACTGGTCGCAGTATTGGGCTACCCGGTAGAGCGCCCACTTGTCGACCTGGGCCTCAGGGATGTGGCCACCCAAGCCGTAGCGGGTGCTGGTCACCAGGTCGTAAAAGCACCAGGCAGGGTTATCGGTCCAGGCTATCTTGAAAGTGCCATTCCACACACCGCTGTAAGCGCGCATGGCTGGGTCGTAGTTCACAGGAACGCGAACCCGCAGCAACTTCATGTCATAGCTGCGCCGCGGGATGCTTGAGAATTGGGATGCATCGACCCGAAGCGCTACCAGCGCGCTGTTGGGGTAGCGCAGTTTGCTCTCAATGACCTCGGTGTAGGACTCCACAAAGGTCTTGTTCTGGATCGCACTTGACGTGGAGTCCGCCGTGATCCGGCGCACTCGGATATCCCAGGGGCCACTGCCCGTGAGCGGCACGTAGTAGCTGCGCTGGTACTTGGTGGTGGTCTTGCCGGAGATCGTGTCGTTGATCATCTCCACGAACCCACCGCCGTTCACTTGGCGATCGATCGCAAAGTTCACCGTGCTGCCATTGAGATCGCCATTGGTCGTGTCCTGGTTGGTCAACTGCGGCACGCTCACCTTGACCCGAACGGCATCCACATCCGGGTCGGTGATGGAGCGCACCACCGGCTTGCTCGCCTTGACCTCGACACCGACGACCACCTCGTTCTCAACGGACGAGAACCCCGGCACATAGCTTTGCTGCTGGCTGCCGTTACGGGTCTCCAGGGTGACGCCTGAGAAGTTGGTCGAGCCATCAGGGTTCTCAATCGGCGTGTCGTCCAGGTAAACCGATTGCAGGCCGTCGACCAGCCCCTCGATCTCACCCTCGGAAATGAGGTCAACCACTCGCGCATAGGCTTTGGAACGCAGGCTGTCGGGGGCCTCTTGCGCCACACGGGCGCTTCCTCCGCCGCCTTTGCCACCACCGCCCGCCCCAATGATGAGTTGGCTCATGCGGCGATCTCATCCACGTCAATGCCGGCGCTGATCACCGCCGAGCCCACTATCAATCGGCCGTAACCCACCGGCACGGGATGCCCCTGGGCGGTGGTGTTGACCGCACCATTGAAACTGTAGCTGGGCTTGTTTTCTGGGCGCTCAGAGGGCTCCGTGGCCTTCGGCGTAGGCGCAATCATCTGCGCCACACCACCCAGAATCATGGCAGTGCCCACCGAGTAGAGCGTGGCCTGAGACAAAAACGCACCCGAAGCCGCCCAGCCCAGCGGGTTCCACCAGGCAACGGCCAACAGGGCTGCACCCAGCAAGATCTGACCGAGGCCATTGCCACCCGCACCAGAGACCACCGGTGCAATCGTGATGCGGCTCTGTCCTGTCGGCTCATGCAGGCGGTCCAGCGTCAATGCCTCACGGCCGGCCAGAACGCGGTAGCCCACGCCGCGCTCGCCTGAAGCCACCAATTCCCGCTCGAAGGCTGGGAAATTGGCCGCCAGCGCCCGAATGGCTTCGGCAGCCGATGAAATGGCCAGGCTATGTCTGCGGCCGAAGCGGCGCCCAAGTTCACCGAGAAGAATGATCGTGACCATGCCTGAGGATGTGTGTTGTGACTTTTTGCCAATAGCCGCCGTAGACATCTCGGCTGGAGAGACGCCCCTGCAAGTGATGAAGGATCAGCCCGTCTCCGAGATAGACCGCTGCGTGATTCGGTACAGGGGATGCCACCTGCATCAGGAAGCAATCCCCAACCGTTAGTTCGTCTGCATCCACCGAGAAGAAGCCAGCCAGGGCAAAGTTCTCCAGGTAGAGGTTCTCCCCGCGCTTCCACCAGTCGTCAAAGCGCGCGAAGTTGGGCAACTCTACCCCGCGCTCTGCTCGGAACCAGTCGCGCACCAGGGCGTAGCAGTCGAGCACGCCGTGAGACCATTCGCGGCCTACCAACGGGGCGACATAGCCCGACGGCTCGATACTTGCCCAGGCGACGCTTGGGACACTCACGATGTGCCAAGGCAAGCCACTGGCCTCACACGCCACCCGGTCAGCCTGACTCGGCTCGGGCGGCAGACCGGGGTGGCTGTGCACCACGGCAACGATCTGGCCCTGCTCATCGGCTTTGGCGTAGTCCTCGGGGTGAATCACGAACTGATCGGTTCCCACACCCAGGTTTCGGCACGGCCAGTAAACCTCCCGACCTTTTCGGATCACAAGCAGCCCGCACGACTCGCGCGGACCGTCTGGCCCTGAATACGCCTGCCGGGCGTGATTGAGCGCCAGGGCTTGGTTCTCAGGCAGCATCAACGAATCAGCCCAGCTGCCGGAAAGCCACCAAATGGCAACTCAGCGTTCTGCCCAAACCGGGCCTTGCACGATGACAGCCGCTTGCCGCAGATATCCAGGCTGCTTGAGCCAACCGCCTGGTCATTGGCATCCAGGTAGACCGTCCCGGTGTAACCGCACTCTGCCCCCCGGTAGCGCCAGGGGCACACGTTTTGAACGATCTGCCGACGAGGGAGTGTGACCCCCTCCAGATCAAACGATGCGGCCAACTCAAACTCGACCACATCCCGCGTTTCTCTGGACTTGCGGTCGACGTAGTACACGTCATCAGCGAATTCGGCCGAGGGGTCGGCTGTCGGATTGACACCACCCTCAAAGTTCACCGCATCGAGGTATTTCGCAAGCGTCCTCTTGCGCGTGATCTTGGCGCCCACCAGGTCCTGGTAGGTGAGCACCAGCGCCGTGATGGCGCCCGTGACATTGGCTACCCGCAGGCGCGGCCGAGGTACCTGGCCGTTGCCGTTGAATTCGAAGCCTTCAACCTCAATGGGAAATGCCTCATAGGCGTTACCTTGCCAGACAACCCGCTGCTGCAAGGCATTGGTTCCGGCATGAAAGCGAACCGGTCCTTGGCCAAACAGTGCCAGATCCAGCACAAAGAGTTCGATCACGCTGCTGGGCGCAAGCTTCTGGATTTCGGAGGTAATCGCGACGGCGGTCATGACAAATCGAACACCTGTTTGAAGGTGACCCGCACCGTTTCGACATTGGGCTCATCCACGGATCGACTCCACTCCTCGCACACGAACTTGGCAGCAGTGCCACCAGGCGGTGTCCAGTCAAAAGCCTGCACGGCACCCCGTGCGCGCAAAAACGCATCGATTGCGGCCGCATCAAGGCTGGTGCGCCCCCGAAACTCCAGCGACCAGACCTGGGGCTGGGTGTTGATGCCGAAGGCCAAACGCTGCTCATAGCCGTCACCAAAGGCCACACGGCGCACGGTGGGCCGCATCGACAAGTTGGCTCCAACCGAAGGGGTCCAGGTAAAGGTCGCCATTTACACCGCCCTTCGGCCATCCAGCAGGCCACCGGCGCGCTTTTGGGCAAGCAACTCCTGGCGCACAGCACTGGCTATCGCCCGGCCAAGATCACGTCCGCCCGTGTCATCCCCACGGCTTGACGTTCCTGCATCGGAGACGCTGACTGAAATGTTGAATACGTCACCGCCGGAGGCACCGCCGCTCATCGTGACCGGAATCGATCTGCCGTCGGGCAGCGGCACATAGGCCTCTGGTCTGCTGCCCTCGCCAAAGAGAGCCAGCTGTGGGGAGTTGGCAATGCCTCCGGAGGCATAGCTGCGCAGCGCCATAGGGCCTGATCCGGACATGACGCCCCCGTTGGCAAAGCCAAAGAGGCCCATCATGGCGTTGGCCAACGGAATGGTGATCGCCCGCTGGATCTGGATTCGAATGAGGTCGGAGATGATCGAGTTGGCCAGACTTTTGAAGTCGAGCTTTCCGGTCATCACAAACTGGGTGAGCGCATCGGTCATTCCGTTGAAGGCTCGGCTCGTGATCGACTCGATCTGCTTGCCCATGGCCTCGGCATCTTCGATAAAGCTTTTCAGCCCCTTTTGAAATCCAGCTGTGAAGGGCTCAGCAACCTCCTTGGCGCGCTGCCCCAACTCCTTGGCACCTGCGGCCGCAGTACGGGCCGCTTCGGCGATCTGGCGCATGGCTTCGGCAAAGCGCTCGTTGCCAGGCGCAGCCTCAGCGACCGCACGCGCTTCGGAGGCCAACTGCTCCAACTGCCGTGCACTTTCTTCTCTAGCGGTGGCCAGACGCCGCAAGGACTCGAGTTCGCTGATCGCACCCGACTCACGCAGCAGCCTGACCTGCTCCTCGCGGGTCTTAAATTCCGACTCCGCTCGCGAGGCCCGCTCCTGGATATCGCGCAACGCCTCAAAGGGACTGCGAATGGCCCGCTCCAGGGTGACCTGGGCTGCCTCACGCTCCATGCGCTGGCGCTTGGCAGCCAGGGTGGCTAGCCGCTCCTCAATCTGCCGACGCTGATCGGCGGTCTGGGCGACCGTCTCAAGGGCGGTGCGCAGCAGCGCCTCCTCCTGGTCGAAGAACGTGCGCGAACGCTCCAGGTAGTCCTGCTGCGCGTTGACCCGCAGATCGGTGGCCTCCCGAAAGCGCAGATAGCCCTGCTCCTGGTAGAGGTCAATGACACGCTGGCGGCTTCGCATGATGGCCGCCTCATCGTCAGCCAGTGCCTGAAGCGCCTTGGATCGTTGCTCAATGTCCGCGAGCGTGGTCTTGAACGTCTCGCCAGGTTCCCGGATATTGCGCTCAAGACCCGCCATCTGAACCTCACGCTCAAGTCGGGCGCGCCGGGACATGACCTCTTCAAGTCGCGCTGTGAGTCTGGCTTTTTCCTGGGTGGTCTTGGCAACGGTGGCCAGACCCCGCTTCAAGATGGCTTCTTCCTCGGCCATGTTGGCGCGAAGTCGCTCGGTGAAGTCCTCCTGCGCTGCAATCCGGGCTGCACTTCCTTGCTGGAAGGTTATGAAGCCCTGGCCCTCATAGAGATCGATGATCCGCTGACGGTCTTTGAGCAGCGTGCTCTCAACATCCAGCGCATCCTGCAATCGTTTGACGTCGCGCTCGATCCCGGCAAGTGCCTCTGCACGGTTGGCATCGCTTGCCGTGTTGTACTGCAGGGTGGGACGCTGCGGCTTGTCGCCCTGCTGGCTTGCACCTGCCTGCGCATTGCGGCGCATCTCCTCAAAGCGCTGGGTCACCGCATCAGCAAGCAGCGGCATGTTCCAGAGTTCGACGTAGTTGCGGTTTGCCTCTTCGACGATTTGGTTGCGCTTATCGAGTGCCTCGCGCAGTGCCTTGCGGTTGCTCTCCATCACTAGGCCTGGCAAGGCGCCACGGGCGATGAATCCACCGGCAAGCTCAATGTCAGCCCAAACCGCCTGAAAGCTGCCGACGATCGCCTTGATACCCTGAAAGATAGCCCGCAGGCTATCCACGAGCACTGCAATCGCATAGGCGGAAGCCTCTGCCCATTTGGCAAGCGTCCCATCGTCGCGCAGCCGGCTGATGCCAGCGACCGCGTTGTCGGTCCCGAGCAGAATCTTCTTGAGTTCCTCGGCCAGGACCGAAAACGCCGGAATGGCGCTTGTCACCAGGGTCTGGGAGACAAAGCTGCTCTCCGCCCGCATCCGCGCCATGGCCTTGGAGGCCTTGTCCGCCTCCTCAATCTGCTGTGCGGTGAGCCTGATGTTGAGGTTTTGGTTTTCAGCGAGGTCCTTCAAGAAGGGCAGCATCGAGGCACCAGACTTGCCAAAAAGGTCCATGGCAAGTGCCGTTTTGCCTGCACCATCCTCGAACTGGGCAAGTTTCAAAGCGATATCGTTGAGCACCTCTGCCGGATCGCGCAGATTGCCGCCAGAATCCTTGGCCGTGATCCCAAGGAACTGCAAGGCCTTGCTGGCATCCGCCCCCTCGTCATCCACGCCGGCAAGGGCCTTGGAGAGTTTGGAGAGATTGGTGCCAATCGTCTCCATGGCGGTGCCAGAGATCGTCGCAACGGGGGCCAGGCCCGATAAGGCCGTGGTGCTCGCTCCGGTCTGCTCGGACAACTGCTGTAAAGCTGCCGTCGCCTCAATCGTGCGGTCAATGAAGTCGCGCAAGGCGCCAACCGAGGCCGCACCGACCGCTACCGCAAAAGCGGTCTTGGCGACCGTTGCGACCTGCTGGAGCGAGGTCTTCATGTCATTGGCATGACGATCCAGAAGGCGCGCGGTGCGCCCCAGATCGGCCCGAAACTCAGACGTCTCGGCCGAGAGCTTGACAACGAGAGAGCCGAGGTCAGCCATGCTTTTTCACCTTGTGGGCAAAAAGTGCCTTGAATCGGGCCACATTCAGGCGCGCATCGTCCCTAGGCTCGGTCCTCTCCACGAAAGGCATGAAGTCTTCCGGCGAAAACGCGCGGGCGTGTTTGGCCCTGTTGGCGTTCGCAAAGGTTGAAGCAATCACACCGCTTCTGAGATCGGCACGCATGTCGCCAAATGGCTCGATTTGGTAGAAGGCCATCCACTCGGTAAGTTCGTCAGATCCGATGCGGGCGAGCAGCTCGCGCACCGGCATCCCAAGCGCAAGCGCCAGGCGAAAGACGAACCGTCGGGTGGGGTTGGCCTTTAGGCTTTTTTTGCAGCTGCCGCCTGCTCGGTACCGATGCCGTTCAGACGCTGGGCCACAGCAAACACACGATCGAGCGCCCGGGCGCTCTTGCGGCCCAGGGCAGCAATCTCGCCATCCTCAAAAAGACGTGCGCCGCTCTCATCACACAGAGTGAGCGCCACAAGCCGGGCTCGGACGTTTTCCATGCGACCGTCCCGCTCACCCTCGCGGGCGATGAGACTGGTCTCAAAGGCATCGCGATCGGTTCCGCTCATCGTGCGCACGTACACATCGCCACCCCATTCGGGTACGTGAACGGTTTCGCGCGGCAGGTCGTCAGCAGCCAGGATGGCGTCTTTGGAAAGAATATTCATGCGCTTCATGCCTCCGTGATGTCGCCATCGATTTCAATCGTGACGCTGGCCTCAACCACCGCATCCACGCCGCCTTGGACGCTGAACTGCGTCACATAGCCGTAGAAGGTCCAGGTTGCGGCCGGAGTGGTGTCGGTAAAGGTAATCTTGAATTGCCGGCGGGTGCGATTCGCGCGGTCAGTGCGCAGCCCCTGATGGACGGTGTCATCAGGATTGAAGTGCAAAGACAGCGAGAGCTGACCTTCATCGCGAAGACCAACCCGCTTTTCCTTCGCAGTCGAGGTCAGATTGGTGACGTCAATGACCGATGCCTGGCCGCCGGGTCCTTGGAAGGACACGACGTTGGGGATGGTCTCAAAGGTGGTGGTACCGAATCGGGCAATGGTGATGCCCTGCGCGGTGATCGCAGTACTAGGCATAGAGAGCCTCCATGTGAAGAAACAAAAGACCCGCCTTGCAGCTGGTCAGCGGTAGTAGGTGAAGTCCACGGACACTCGGTAGATCCGGGCTTCTTCATCAAAATCAGTCAGGCCCATGCGCACATCGGCCACCGTATGGATGTCCGCGAGCAGTGCTGCGAGTACCTGGTCTTGCAATTGGTCGCATTGCGCAAGCGTGCGGGCATAGGCGTCGACCTGCACCCTGGAACGCCTGAGCGAATTGGGTCCGTCTAGCGAGACGACACTGGCGCTGTCAACTGGGGTGTAGACCAGCGTTGGGTACTGGGCGTCCTGGGGAGCCACGATCGCGTACACCTGTCCGCCTGCCAGATGCTTGATAGCGTCATAAAAGTCCTGCATCGCTAACCTCGATTCAGGTCCTTGGCTTCGATTTCAATGCGCTGGGCAAGACGGTCCTTGATGGCATTGACTGCCTCGCGCCTGCGCGACTCCAGCGCAGGACGCAAGAACGGTCGAGCACTCATCTTCCGTGTCCCGAACTCCAGGAAGCGCCAGTACCAGGCGTCTTGAGACAAATTGCCCCGCTTGCCTTGATTGCGGTACTTCTTGCCATGCCGGACCAGCACGTAAAACGTATGCCGCCCGCCACCGGAGAGCTCCCGGACGTGTTTCATGATCACCGAGCGTTTGAGCGTTCCAGGTGGAGGCTGCTTGGGGCCAAGCGACTGCGCAGCCTTGGGCGCCCGAGCGCGGGCCTCATCGCGGATGACCTTGGCACCGGCATAAACCGATGCCCGCAGGCCTCGATTGGCCACGCGCTGAGGCAACTCACGAAGCGCCCGATCCAACTGAGCCAGACCCTCAATGCGCACCGTCTCGACTCTAGCCATCACGCACCCCCTCGCTGGCCAGCAGGATCACCGCGACATTGGCCTCGTCCTCGTTGAGCGCACCATGAATGGCAAACACGCGTCCCTTGAACAGCACCCGCATTTGGGAAACCAATCTGGGGTCGGAAAAGAGGGGCTGATAGCGCACCGTGATCTGGTGACTCACCTCGGATGCAATCCGATCTGCAATGCGCGCCTCGCGTCCCGAGATTGGGGCAATATCAGCCCACACCGCAGCGACGTCAGCCCAGACTTGGGTGGGAGCTCCAAGGGCATCCTTGACTGTCGTCGGCTGCTGGATGAGCACGCGGTGGTTCAGTTGCCCGGCGCTGATGACACTCATACAAGGCTCACCTTGAAGCCGTCGAGCAGGCCATCCACAAAGGGCAACGGATCAATGCGACCGCGTGAGAGCACGGACATTTCTTCCCGATGACCGTAGAGACTGCCGACCCGCAACTTGATCCAGCTTTTTAGCCCCTCGGGCACCGCACTGGCAGCGCCGTAGCCCGCATCAAAGGTGACTGAAACAGCCCCCATCTGAGGCAAGGTAGGCGGCCAAGTCTTTCCAAAGACTGGCGTGATGCGAGCCGGTTCGCAGGCCGCATCGAGCACATAGTCACCGGCTGGCATCACCTGAGTGGCGCCATTCATGTCCAGATACTCGATGCTCACCACCGCCTGAACCGGGCATTTGGCGAGCAGGATCGCGTGACCCGGCAAGCTAAATGATGCACCGGTGGCAGATTGCATCAGCGATGGCCCAGGAAAGGCATCGAGCACCAGTTGCCAGCGCGCAGTGATCAACTGCCTGCCGGTCTTTGTCTCGGCTGCCTGGCGGGCCGCGGTGATGAGCGAGCCGATCAGCAGATCATCGTCGCCACCATCCACCCGCAGGTGTTGCTTTGCCTCGGCAAGCGAGACGGGCTCTTCAGCGGGTGGGGTGACGAGTTGCAGCGGCATCAGACGATCTGCACGACAGCAGCCTGGTTAGCAGTGCTTGCTGGCAGTTCACGGGCGTTGATGCCCAACACCTGCGCGGCAGTCTGGCTCGCTGCCACCCCCACCGTGACCGACAGGCGTACAAAGCCAAAGCCACTCACCGTATCAAGGTCCTCGGGCTTGACGTTGATGAGCGCCTGCTTATTGTCACCGGTGGCCTTGACGATCTGGCTGATCGCTTTACCAGTGATGTCCTTGGCGCCGGTGCCCGAGGCATCTTGGGCCTGCTGGAGCTTGGCATCGACCGTAGCGCCTGTGCCGAGCACGCCGGTCTGGACAATGGCCAGAAGGCCGTGGTGGTTTGCCACTGAGATCCAGCCTGTAGTGGCGGTTCCAGCCGCTTGGCTGGAGGGATCGAGCGTAGCCAGGATGGCGAGCAGTTCACTGCCCTTTGCGTTGGGAAACATGAGCGTTCTCCTTGAAGAATTGAAACGAATTGGCTGCTACCGATTGGCGCTCACCCATCAGCGGGCACCGAGTTGCACGAAGGGAGAAAGCGAAGCGCTTCCCTTGGCTGGCGAGATCGGCGCTGCCAGCTTGGACTGCCCGTCCATGCGGAAGGTGGTCCTGAAAGCCGTCAGATCGGCATCGAAATACAAATGCATAGACGTTGCCGTTTGCATGCCGCCGGCCTTGGTGATCGTCTGGTAGTAGGAAAGGTCTGCCAGCAGCACATCGCCTTGCCCCGAGAAGGTGTTGGCGTGTTGCGAGACGAAGACCGGGCGACCCAGCAAAGAGCCGTAGGGCGAGACCTGGATGCCACCGACATTGATGCCAACAGGCAGGTAAATGGGGTAGTTGCCCAAGGTGAGCGTAAAGAGCGCGGGCAAGACGTCGTTGTTGACGATCCAGACCGCCTTGGAAAACGATCCAGGGGGCAGGCGCGAGATCATCTTGGCCAGGTTTTGGGCAAGCAGCGTCTGAGCGGCCTGTCCGGTCTCCTTAGCCACCGTCACCGTAGAGCCACCGCTCATACAACCCATGGGCACGCCGGTGCCGGAGCCAAAGAGGATGGACTCGTTGGTCTTCCAGCGGATCGAAGTGGCGATCTTGTCAGGCAGATAGGTTGAAAGCGCGTTTGTGTCATCCAGCAGTTCGTCCGTCACTGGCACCAAGGCCATCAGCTTTTTAAGGCGCAGGCTCGCCAGACCCAGCACCGGCTTGGTGCCTGCCGCAGGCGTTGCCTCGCCTTGCCAGTAGGCGCGAATGCCGTTGGTACCCCAGGGCGTGGTCTCATCTTTGGGAAACGCCATGGTGTTACCCGTGATCTCGACGTTGTCGGTCATCGGCAAGAGGGAGTCCTCACCCAGAGAGAGCTGGAAGATTTCTTGGGCAAACTGCGGCGGCACCAGAAAGCCGCCGTCCTGGCCCGAGCCCTCGGCTCCGAAGTTGGCAGGAACCGCGGCACCCCGGTTAGCGCCGATCAGCAAGCGCTCATCGATGCCATTTCCAGGCTTTTGCGCATGGCAGACCGTTTTGAGGAACTCGCCCACGCTTTTGAAACCGTGGCGGGGGTCTGCCTCCCGGTTGTCCGTGACGGTCACGAACCCGCGCGCCGAATCGTCGGGCAGCATGGCCATTCGGGCTTCTTCCGCAATCAGCGCCGACTCACGGTCAATGGCCGCTGACGCCGCTTCGATTCGAAGCTTTAAGGCATCGAAGGCGTTCATCTCCTCCTCATTCATATCGCGCTGCTCGGCAGCTGCTGTATCGGTGAGCGCGCGGGCGTCTTTGATCAGGCCCGCTTTGCGAGCCTGCAGTTCACGAAGTTGTTTACTCATTTGGATCTCCAGAAAAAAACAAAGCCGCCCAACACCCACGGGTGTGGCGGCAAAAATGAATCGATAGGAGTGACCCTAGGGGCTACTCATTTGAAGCAATCATGCGCGGAGGTCCGCAGTTACGCTCGATCGCGCCACGCATATCAGCCGTGATCATGGTCGTTTATCCCAGCAGCACGAGAGCCGCACGCGCGCGATCGATCTGAGAAGTACGCGATCTCAAACCGGGCGGGCTCTGCCTGTCGCGCTTTTGCATTCGACTGAGCACGTCCTCAAGCGTGGCAATGCCATCCACCATGTTTTGCTCAAGTGCGACTTGTGCGCCTACAACCCGGCCTTGACCCATCCCATCGCGGACCTGTGAAATCGGTACACCCCGGCCGCGCGAGACGGCTTTGGCAAAGGCAGCGTAGTACTCGTCCACCCGGGACTGCATGAAAGATTGCGCCTCTGAGTCGAGCGGGCTGTAGGGGTTGCCCTCGACCTTGAACTTGCCCGCCGAAATGAGCGTGGTGGTAACACCGGCCTCATCAAGTGCCCGGCTGAAGTCCTGGTGCGCTTGCCACACGCCAATCGACCCAACTTCACCCCCAGGGGTGACGAAGAACTCGCTGGCAGCGCAGCCAATCCAGTAGGCCGCCGAGGCGGCCAGGGAGTTGGCGATGGCCACCACAGGCTTTTGCGCCCGCGCCGCCATGATTTCGTCGGCCAGTTCGCAAACGCCATAGACACTGCCGCCAGGACTATCGATGTCGATCAGGATCTGGCTGACGCTCTTGTCGGCAACGAGTTCACGCAAGGCCGCAGAAAACTGCTGCGTGCTTGTCATCCCTGGGCCCGAAACGGCATCGACCATATTGCCGCGCTGGGTGATGACCCCGTAAAGAGGAAGAACGGCGATTCCACTTGGAGCAGGCGCAGCATTGGATGCGCGGCGGATCTCGCGGGCAACGCGGTCAATTTCGATTTGTTTGAGGGTATCGGGGTCGGCCGCATTGCCCACTGACCAGCGGGTGACAACGCTTGCAAGCGCATGAAGGCGCTCTGGCATCAGCGCCCAGGGGGTAGCCAGACATTCAGCGACCAGCAGGGATGGATTCATGGGTGGGTTCCTCGGTATTTCAGTGGGCCAGGTCCGCCTGGGGCGAACGGGTTAGATTCGGGCACGTCTTTGAGGGCTTCGCTGGGCCCCGCGATTTGCGAGTCGGTCTCATCGGCGTGGTTTTCTTCAACCATGTTGAGCGGTCTCAGGGGTTGATCCAGCCCGTCGATGGGGTTGAGGTTCTCGGCGATCCGCGCCTCGTTGCGCGTGAGCCAGCCGTTTTGAATTCCACTTTGGTAGTAGGCCGAGCGGCTGGCTGCGTCACCGCGCATGAGGTTGGCAAAGTCAAACTCAATCTCCAGCGGATCGTTATCGAGCAGAAGTTCCGCTTCGATCGATGCCTCCCAGCGTTCGGCCCAGGGCGTCATGGTGTGCATCACGAACTCGAGCGACTGCTGCTCTATGTTCGAGAACGTGGCGCGGTCCAGGTCTGCAATCATGTGGGGGGGCACCCGAAATAGCCGAGCGATATCGGTGATCTGGAACTTTCTAAGCTCCAGAAACTGGGCGTCCTTGTTGGTCACGCCCACCTCATGGAACTTCATCCCGTTTTCCAGGACCAGCACCTTGCCGCGGTTGGCACCTGACTGGGCCGCTTGGTAGGACTCGCGAAAGACCTTTTTAGCCTCGGGATCTTTGAAGGAGCCCGGAAACTCAATCCAGCCACCCGATGGCTTGGCATCATTGGCAAAAAACCGAGCGCCATAGTCCTGAGCAGCGAGCGCGATGCCGAGGCTTTCACGTGCAAGCTCAATCGGGTTCATGCCCATGACACCGTCAGAGGACAGCCCTCGCAGGTGCCAGACGGCGCTTCGGGCAAGGACGGTTTCATCGCCAAAGCGATCGGTGACTCGGTACCGATACTCGCCTGAGCGCATCACCTCAACGCGAACCCGATCGGGATGGATGGGCAACAACTCGGTGATCTCGCCACGGGGGTTGGTGATGATCTGACAGTAGGCATTTCCTCTGAGCGCAAGGTGGCCCTGAAGCATCTCTCGCCACTCAAACGGGTTTTGATACCGGTTGGGCCGCCGGCACAAAAGCCGGTACAGCCAGTGATCGGTGACCCGGTCTTTGCCGCCATCTTCACGCTTTCGATACAGCACGATCGGAAGCGATGCCATCGTCTCTGACAAGATGCGTACGCAGGCATACACCGCCGAGAGGCGAAGCGCCCCATCAGGCGAGACGCGCAGACCCGTTGCCGACCGGATCGAGACCGGCTCAAACCAAAAGTCTCCCCAGGTGGATCTGTCATCGCTCGATGCACGAAATCGCTCGAAGAAGTTCAGTAGTCCCATCGGTAAATGTCAGAAAACGACCTGGCCAGTTCGCTCAGAGCAGCATCAATTCGTAGTCGGATCCCAGCACCACGTTCTCCCCGGGCTTGATAGCCCGAGAGAGCGCCATGATCAGTGCCACGATGCCGTCGATCTTGTTTTCTGGCCTCTCCTTCCTTGGGTAGATGTTGTCTTTGACGTCCAGGTGCGCCACCACATTGCTGGCCATCCAGGTGAGCACCGGGTCGCCGTCATGGGTGAGCTTTTTCTGAAGCACCAGGGCTTCGAGCGTCTTCATCGGCTCGCTGAAGTTCAGCACCGTCGGACGCACTTCAATCATCGGCAGGCCTTCGGCCAGCATCCGGGTCGAGAGTTGGGTGGCCTGAAAGGGATCGAACGCCACCGCCTGCACCTCGAAGCGCGAGGCCATCTCCAGGAGGTCTGCCTCGATCCAGCCGAAATCAATCACGTTTCCAGGCGTCACGGTCAGACGACCTGTGCGCATCCAGCCTTCGTACTGGCTGTTGCCAGCGGCGGCTACCGTGTCCTCCGGCAGGTAGTACTTGCCAAAGACCACGTAGGCGTCGGCAACTTCGGGGTGCGGAAACACCAGTACCAACGCCGCGATGTCCGTCTTGCTGGCCAGATCCAATCCAATCCAGCAAGGCTGGCCGGTGAACGCCTCGATATCGAGCGTCGGGTCGCCACAGGCATCCCAGGCCCGCATGTCCATCCAGGCGGTATCCGCGTTGACCCACTCATTGAGGTGCTTGGTCTTGAAGTTGTTGACCGCACTGGGCAACTGCATGGCCTTGGCCTGAAGCGGCACCAGGACTTCCGGCCGTACCGAGATGCCCCAGTTGGGGTTGGCCTTGATCAGCGCACTCTCGGACGTCCAGTCGTCCCCATCGTCCAAGCCGTAAATGATTCCGAACTGGGTGTCATCTTCGAACACCCCATCGAGTAACTTGGTCACGAAGGTCCGGACCTCGTAGCAGATGCCAGCCCGATTGCTGCCCGCGGTGGTGATCACCCAGAGCAGCGAGTTGTCTCGCTTGCCAGTACCGGTTTCGACTACGTCATAGACGGTGCGTGTCTTGTGCGCATGCAACTCGTCCACGCATCCGAAGTGGATGTTCAGACCGTCCAGGGTCGAGCCTTCAGCCGATAGGGCCTCAAACTTGGAGCCTGATGCCAGCACATGCATGTTGTGCGCGCCAACCTCCACCGAGAACCTGCGCCGAAAGCCCGGGCTTTTACGAGCCATGGCCTGCGCATCGCCAAAAACAATCCGAGCCTGGTCACGCGTGGTTGCCAGCGAATACACCTCGGCACCGCCTTCACGATCGGCCGCCAGCATGTAAAGGGCTACGGCCGACGACAGGGTCGACTTGGCGTTACCCCGGGGTACCTCGATGTACGAGCGCCGAAAGCGCCGAGTGCCGTTGGGTTTGACCCATCCGAAAACCGTTGTCAGGATGAAGGCCTGCCAGGGCTCCAGGTGAATCGGCTCGCCTGCCAGCGGCCCCTTCACATGGGGCAATCGTTCGATTAACGCGCACAGGTTGTCGGCGGGCTGGAAAGTCCTTCCGTCCTTGTCCGTGAGTTTGGGGTTAAAAAGGTAGGGACTGGCTTTTCCTTTGAACTTGGCGAGGTCATCCAGTTGTCGCTGACAGGCCCTCTGCACCCAGCGGCAAGCCAGGATTTCCCCAGACAACACCTGCTCCGCGTAGCGCTTGGCAGCCGCCGCGTAATTCGAAGGCTCCATCAACCGGCAATGTCCGCCCATGGGTCAAAGGCATCTGCGGCAGACTCAATCGGCAATGCGACCCTCGAACGCGAGGCCGGGGTGAAGCCCATTTCCGTGGCAGCCTTGGTCATGATCTGAGCCTGCTTGTTGGCAATGGCCAGGTACGGTGACTGCATCGGCACGCCCGTGTTGGGAGCTTTGACCAGCAAGCCGGTCTTGGCGATGCCCGCCTGAGCCTTGCGGTAGAGGTCTGCGGCGCAAGCCCAGATTTCCAGGACCGACATGTCCAGGCGCTTGAGCAGATGGGGCGGTGCGCATTCGAGCGCGTAGCGCCAAGCCGCCTTGGCCCCCTCGGGCATGTAATCGGGCGGATCGACCAGATCCCCTTGGGGCTTGGGTTCCCGCAGGTTCGTGCGGCACTTCTGGAGCGTTCCTTTGATCTGCTTGACTTTGGTCGGCAGCGGCTTACGACCGGCCATGAATATCCCCATCCGGGGGGATCCCCCCCTGTTTCAATTTGCACGCGGAAAAATTTGGGCAGGCGAGCGCATCGCCGCCCCCCAACCGTAGAGATTTATCCCCCCTGGGGGGTACCCGCCGCCCAGCGCTCTCGCGTGCCGTCTTGCGGTTGTGGCAGGACACGCACAGCGCCTGCAAGTTGTTGGCGAGATAGCGGGCACCACCGTCCTTGAGCGGCACCACGTGGTCCACGACACGCGCCGGCACCAGTCCACCTCGCTCGCTGCACGCCCCACACAAGGGGTGCTCACGCAGGAAGGCTGCGCGCACCAGCCGCCACTGGCGGGATTGGTAGAAACCGACCTCGCCATCAAAGCCACGCCGTGCGCGTCCGTAATCGCGGTGGACGAGCGGCCGATGGGTCGGGCAGTAGCCCGGTTGTGCAAGCACCGCTGCACACCCCGGGTATCGGCATGGTGTCGGGGCTCGGCGAGGCATCGTAAGTCCCTACAAAAAGATGCGGCACACCCGCAGATTCGACTTGGCTTCCTTCGGGAACAGAGCGTTCATACGAACACCATCAACAACCCCTGAAGGAGTTTCAAATGACGACCACCCAACTCACCCCTGCCCAGCACGCCATCCTGGCCTACGCCAATCAGCACACCGAGGGCAAGATCGCCTGGTTCCCTGAGAACATCAAAGGCGGTGCCCGCCAGAAGGTGATCGACGGCCTCTTCAAGCGCGCCCTGATCACCTACGACGGCACCGACTGGTTCATGGCTGCCGAGGGCTACGAGGCCCTTGGAGTGCCGCGCAAAGCGCCTCTGAGCGTCCAGGCCATCGACGAGGTCATCGAAGTTGCAACAGCAACGAAACCTCGCACCCGCGACAGCAGTAAACAGGCTCAGGTGTTCGCGATGCTCAAGCGTCCCGCGGGCGCCACGATCGCGCAGATTTGCGAGGCCACCGGCTGGCAGCAGCACACGGTGCGCGGCACCTTTGCCGGCGCCTTCAAGAAAAAGCTCGGGCTCGACATCAACTCGACCAAGGAGGCCGGCGGCGAGCGGGTCTACCGGATTGCGAGCTAGTCGACCGGCGCGACGGTGTCCTCAAAGCGCGTGCCATCGGCACGCGTTGCTTCTTTCCCCGTCCATTCCTGCCAACGCCGCACAATGACATCGACATACTTCGGATCGAGTTCGATCAGCCTCGCGCGACGACCGGCTTTCTCGCAGGCAATCAGCGTCGAACCCGAGCCGCCGAAGGGATCGAGTACCAGGTCTCGGGTCTTGCTGCTGTTGCGAATGGCACGTTCAACCAGTTCGACCGGCTTCATGGTCGGATGCAGATCGTTCTTCTGTGGCTTCTTGATGTTC